CCTCTACCTTGATCTCCACCTCCACCTCCCGCTACTACTGGTTGATCTCCACCTCGACCTAGACCTCGACCTCCACCTCCCGCTACTACTGGTTGATCTCCACCTCGACCTAGACCTCGACCTCCACCTCCCGCTACTACTGGTTGATCTCCACCTCGACCTCTACCTTGATCTCCACCTCTACCTTGATCTCCACCTCCACCTCCCGCTGCTACTACTGGTAGACCTCCACCTCGCGCTTTATCTCTCACTGCTGTTGTTCCTTTGTTTGGTGATGATGATGATGGTGATGATAGTGATGATGATGGTGATGATGGTTGTGGTATTGTTGATTGTGGTGGTGGTGATGTTGGTGATGGTCGGTGTGTTTGTGGTTCTCTTGATGGTGATCCTCTTCGTGATGGTGATGGGCCTCTTGGTGGTGATGGACCACCTCCCACTTCTTGTGAAAGATCACGTAACAACTTTTCAAAGGTATCTGATGTTCCATTAATTTGATCATATGGCTGATAGTCTAGCTCTTGAACTCTCTGATTAACACGTCTTACATTGATCCAGGATACTGCATGTTTTTGGTATTCTTTGGCCAGAAAAATAAGCCGGACCTTGATTAGAAAATTGTAATATCCTTTCAATATATCCTTCTGCTGATCGGATAATTTTCCAAGATCCCCGATTATACTGCTATTGAAAAATATCCATTTTGGAATCGTTATTGTGGATATTAATTTTTCATTGAATATGGTTTGTTTAAATATGTTTTTCAAGACGTTTATTATTGTGGAATCTCGAATCAACCACGACGTCTTTAATTGTGATGCATATAGAGGGATGAGTGTCTTGTCCAATTGTTTAAAAATATTTTCTTTCGTCATGATTCCCCCTCTGGAAAAATTATTTAATAATCGAGTCTGTTCTTCATTAATTGGATCCATTTTTTCTTTTATACAAGAAGAAAAAAATATATATTATTGCACATCATTTGGCAAATCGTGGTGGTAGTATTCCGCATAGGCCTTGCGGAGCGCTTCGATCATGAGATCCAGGTAAGGTAGGATGGCGACGCCTCCCTGTGATCGATTATTGATCACCAATTCGATCGCGCGGCGATGGAGAGGAAAGAGCGGTGGAGAAAAGTCCTGGAGGTATTTCTCCAGAAGGATGGTGCACTTGCGGTTGGGGCAGATCTTACCGATAGTCTCTCTCCAATTGAATCGAGCGGTCTTGAAAAAAGCATAGGGATCATCGGGACGAAAGTGCTTCTTGTAGGCTCTCACGAGCTTCTCTTCCAGCTTCTTGACCTCCTCGAGGAAAGGATCCATCTCCTCACGTGTCCCGCGCATCGTCCTTCGTCTCTCCTCCAGTGCCTCGAGATCATGGCGGAGAGCCACAAAAGGACTTTCCTTGGTCTGCTCCGCGCCACCAGCACCAGCACCAGCATCAGCAGCCTCTTCTTCCGGCTGATCCTCGGGCCTTGGTGCGTCTTCAGGGGTGGCGCCGACCGCGCAGTCCGGGTTTCGCTCAATAGAGATGGATTTCAGCACATTCATGTATTTCTGGATCTTGCGCTGCTTTTTTGCGCTTATCTTTTTCAGCATCAGATCGGCCGAGATCCACGTGGTCGGGTCCGTAAAGAACACCTCGTAGGCATCCGACAGCAAAAAGTCGATCTGGTCCATCTCGGACGGCTTGACATGGAAGAGGCGGTAGATCTGGACATGGCGCTCCGCGGGAGGCAGGTCCTCATGGCTCTTGTAGCGGACTCCACGACCGATCAACTGCTTCTCGGTATTCTCGTTCCAGGCGCTCTCCAACAAAATGATCCGCCTCGTCTTTTTCAGATCCAGTCCCTCGCCGCCCGCCTTGGATAAAAAGAGCACATCCACCTCGTCATCATTGAATCGCTTCACAATCTCCGCCCGCTTGGCTCTCGGTTGACTTCCCGTGATGAATTCGGACCGGATGCCGGTGGGAAGGCGGCTCTGGATCCCCTTCAACCCATGATCGATGAAATGAGAAAAGATGATCGTCTTTTGCATCGGCTGGTCCCGCAGCAGCGACAGGATCCATTTGATCTTGGGGCTCTTGACCATCTCTTCCTCGGGAAGCTCCGAGAGGATATTGACCGCCCGACGGATGCCGTTGTAAAACGGCCTGAGCTTCGTCTCCGATCCGAATGTTCGGAGCACCTCCTCGTCCTCACCCAGCTCCTCCTGCACCTTGTTATACGTGGCCATGAATCGCGGTGGCATGGGCAGGTAGACATCCTCCTCGTCCGTCCTGGGATAGTCTTTCGAGACCTTCCCACGCTCGTAGAATGAGAAGCGACACAATCCCACCTCACGTGTATACTCCTCTGAGGCATTCATGGCCTTGGCACGGATCTTGTTCTCGTCCGTGGGCTGATTGCGGATCATGTTCAGAAGAGGCGCCACATCGCCCGGTCGATTCACAAGAGGTGTGGCCGTCAGGAGCAGGACGCGATCGGCCGCCTCGGCGCAACGTGTAATCACACCGCACTGCTTGCCTGTCACCTTACCCTTCTTGCTCACCCGGTATTCGGTCCTCAGATTATGGGCCTCATCCAAGATCAGAAAGGTATTGCGGCAATCACGCGCGGTCGTCTTGTAGCGGGCATAGAATCCCTCGATGGAAAAGAATTCGTAGCGATCCGCAAACCTCAGGTCGCCAAAATCACGCATCTCCTTCTTGAAATTCTCAATCAGAGAGGTGGGTGTGATCACCACCACCGTGTGGGTGGGATGCTCATCCAGGTAGCACTGTGAAGCATAGAGCGCCGTCAGTGTCTTCCCGCTCCCCATCGAATGCACCGCGATTAATCCCCGATGATGTCTGAAATGTTCCACGACACGTTTCTGATACGCAAACGGCTTCTTGATTCCCCTTTCCAGGCAGGGAATGTTCATCACCAGCGGCTCTCCTTCCTCCTCCTCGACCTCAAAGAAACGATGAGGATCACGAGCATCCCTCGCTCCCGCCCGTGGCCTCACCGTCGTCTCCTCATAAGGAAGCCTCGCCAGTCGGCACAATTGCTTGAATGAATAGCGCCCGAAGCGCGAGCGATTAATGTAAGGGTTCCGTGCTCGGATGATATCGATCAATTCTTCCTTGGTGTAGCGAGTGCCTTTCTTACCACCTCGTGACGAGCAAATCTTTTTGGGCTCTTCTTCCGCCACCGGCACCCCCCATACAATACCGAGCGCCTCACACAGGGCCTGTTTCCCCGTGCGCTTCGCGACAGCCTCTGTCCATCCCAGTCGCGCTACCGCCATGTCTTCTAATTCTTTCTTTGAATAAACAGTTTTGGACGCCCTTGCGCCGCATGCCTTCATTTTTTATCTTTAGATATAAAAAAAATTACAAATGCAAAAAGTCCGAGGGATCGGGTAGGAAAGGATGAGAAAGAAGTTCATTTTCTAAGATAACCTCCCACGTAGATAGATTCTGGATCTGGGATTTCATGTATTCATAGTGGGGTTGCAAGAAATGGTAATCCTTCTGATTACGATACATCGACACGGCCCGGAATCGGTCTTGAAAGGCAAATTGGATTGCTTCCTGCACGATGCGAGAGGATTCGTGTTCGACACGCATCTGCACAAAGAGGGGGCGATGATGCGGAGAGGGCAGCGTGAATAGGGTGGGATGCGAGAATAAAACCGCTAATGTCTGTTCAATTTCCAGAAGAAAATCTTCGAGTGTGTTGATACAGGGAACAAGCTGCCGGCAATTCCTGGCGTATTGGATCATATCGTGCAGGCGATTCTTGATCCTGGAATGAACCTCCTCCAGAAGCCTCACAAAGAGGAGACGTGTATCCCTGATTGTTTTTCTGCATAATGATTGCAAGCTATCCATCTCGCTCAGCCGGAGGTAGGCCAATTGCGCGCGAAGCTCTTTATGTCCTCCTCCAGGATGACCTGTGTCTGGGATCATGGAGCGAAAAGATCTCCATGAGCCCTCTTCGTCTCTCATATTACCTAGAAAAGAAAGAAAAAGAAAGTAAAAAAATTAGACGGACAAAAAGATGGATAGAATTAGTTTCTGACTTTTGTATTTCAGTTTTTCTATCCCTTGAAAAAATTGAATTCGTCATTCACTATTTAAAAAAAAAGCAAATTTAAAAAAAAAAGCATGGACGGCGTGCTGGCATTATACAATTATCATTACAAAGAAGAAGAGATGGATCTGATTGGGAAAGGAGGATTCGGTCGGGTCTTTCGGGTGTTTAATAAATTGGACGACCGGTTTTATGCGATCAAGAAGATTCATGTCCGAGAGAATAATATCAAGGGGGCACTCCACGAGATTCGCATCCTCGCCTCAGTGGTGCATCCGCACGTGATTCGCTATTATCATTCATGGATCGAAGGTTGTGCATGTGTCAAGAACCAGGAAGAGGAAGAAGAAAACGAGGAGGAGGATTCCTCCAATTACTTTTTTCATATTCAGATGGAATACTGCGAGACCAGTCTCCGTGAGTATCTATGGAACCGGCGAGCAGTGGACATCGAGGCCTGTTATAACATCATGAGCCAGATTCTGGACGGGCTTCGATTTCTCCATACGAATGGGATTATTCACAGGGATCTCAAGCCCGACAACATCCTGCTCTTTTCGAGGAATCCGATGCAGGTTAAGATCTCGGATTTCGGTCTGGCCAAGGTCTTTCATAAGAAGCTCACCATGACGGAATCGAGCACCTATGCGGGCAGCTTCCTGTATGCATCCCCCGAGCAATACAATGGCGAATCCTATTCCTTTTCGACGGACATCTACAGCCTGGGCGTCCTCCTCCTGGAGATCCAAAAGATCTTTGCGACCGATATGGAGCGCATCCTCACGCTCAATGCGTTCCGAGAATTCCACACGATTCCATGCGATATCCGCTATGGCGACCTGTTACTGCGGATGACCGCTCTTGCACCATGTGAACGACCCTCGGTCATACAGCTCCAGGGCATTTTTTTCAATGCCATCCACCATCCCGCCCTCCTCTGCAGAGACATTCTATGGGAAATCATCTACCATCTATGACATATATTCGATATGAAAACTGATTCTAATCAATGTTTATATTGGTTATATATAGTAGTGGTTGTAATGTGGTTCTCATCTTTTTTTCTCATCTTTTCCTCTGACAGAAACAGATCCAAATCCAATACCATGCCGGTCCGTCCCGTCGACAGTGTTTTCCGAAATCAGGACCGCTTGGACAGGATGCGGGCGGCGCTGGATGCGGGGGATCGAGAGATTATGGAAGAGGTTGCGGCCTCACGAACGGACAATTCGAGGCTCCACCGGCTCTTGAATGCCAAGAATGCGAGATGGACGGAACTCAAGGAGGCGGTGGTCTACAAGGTCACGAATGGCGAGGAGGAAGTGGTGGTGAAGGTCTTTACCACCTTTCCCTTTCACGAGATTGGCGGTAACCTTCTCGCCACCGGTCTGCTCGAGACCTGTCCCTTCTTTGTCCGGACCCTCGATATTGGCCAGAGTATGACCGGGAATTACCTGATCGTTATGGAGTGCCTTCCCGACGAGACCTCCTCCATCAATCTCGAGGATCCCATCCACATGTATAACCTCTTTTACCAGACGGCCTACGCCTGCGCCCAGATGGAAAAGGCATCTGGCCTCCAGCACTTTGATCTGCGCTACGACAACATCATGATGCGCACGCTTTCCGAGCCCAAGGACCTTTTCGGCAACGGGATCAAGTCCACGTTTGTCATCAAGGTGGGGGATTTTGGCCAGTGTGAGTTCGATTTTGGTAATGGGAGGCCGCGTAATCCCGACGTCCCCCGTGCCATCACCGAGCAGAAGAAATGGGGCCTGTATCCCACGACCTATACGGGCTACGACTTTCAGTATTTCCTAGCCACACTCACCGTGATGATGGAGAAATACCAGAATTTTTACTACATCCACAAGATGGCCATCACCTACCTCGAGCCCGTGGCCTTTACACCCGCCCAGTATCGCCCCGAGGTCATCACAAAACGCCGACCCATCGACATCCTATCCTTCCTGAAGCGTGAAATCACTCCCACCCTCGGAATCTGCTAATTGAAGATTTTTTATTCTAGTTTACTCTGCATGTAATACAGTCATGCATAATATTCGTAGTGGCATCATTTTACCATTCAAGATACATCACCTAAAGACATGGATCGAAAACTAACCTTACATCATAAAATGACCTATGAAATTTCAAATGTTGCGGCGATATATGCCTAGTTTGATTGGTTCATTTATATCAATCTTCTTCTTTCCCAAGTTGATATGGTTCTAATTAAAGTCGGAATGGATATTATCGCAACCAGTTTCATCACCTATACATATTTGAATCCAGGTGATAAAATAAATAATTATTGTTGTTTCTTTTCCTTATCCCAAAATTGTTGAACTAATGTTTTGACTTGTTGTGGATCAATTTTTTGTATAATAAATTGTTTTCCGGGGGCAGTGTTAGTTTTACTATGCATTGAAAAGTGTGGGAATTCATTTCCATTTCTGAGTGTTTGTAAATGTTTTGCTTGGCCATCTCCACAATAATGAATAAGAGTTGTATCCTTATCTGATTTTCTCATTACTTCCCGGAAAATCTGTTTTGCGAGTTGTTGATTGTTTTTAGGATTTTCCAAAAAAAAGTTATGAAAAACAGGATCCATAAGTTTCTTCTCAGTCATAAAATTATCCCATTCCTGTTCACGTTCAGGTGATGACGTTAATTTTCCCTTTACATATTGATATATGGATCTAATTGTTTGTTTTTCCTCGTCCGAATAATCATCAATTGTAAAAGTTTTAAATCTCTTCCATTGTTGTTGTTTTATAGGATTGGATTGAGCTCCAGCATGTAATTGACGATCATAATGATGATCAGCATCATGGGACATAAGATGATGATAATGACGATTGGATTGAGCTCCAGCATGTAATTGACGATCATAATGATGATCAGCATCATGGGACATAAGATGATGATAATGACGATGAGAGTTTGTAGATCGTAATCGAGACCAACATAATAAAATTATGAGCACACATTGACATATGATAATAATAATGATCATGGCAATGGACAATTGTTGTGCAAATAAATTTACATATACATGTTTGAATTGATATAAAACTATTATACTTAAAATTAAATTTACAAAAGCAAATATCAAATTTATAAGATTTCCACCTTGAAAAATACAACTAATTAGAAATAATACGAATAATACCAAGACAATCCAAGTTAATATTGGTATACGGGACACAAACGTAATTGAATTTGACGATTTTCCATTAATTTCAGCTATAATCGTATAAACACCCGGTGGTGGTATATCAATCGTGATCGACCATCTTCCATCATAATATACTGAGCCACTAACAGTATCTAGAGTTGGAGTGAATTGTAATTGGATAGAGTTATTAAAGATAGTATCATTATAGGGTGCTCTTCCATAGATATAGAAATGATCCACATCACTTCTTCCCACACCATCAATAATGGGTGTGGAAAGTGGGAAAGCTATGAAGGAGGGCGATGATGGCGATGATGAGAGCGGGAGAGGAATGGAAGAACCACCATCAGGAATATAGTCTAGAGGCGGAATGGAATTATTCATTTATTGTATAAAATGAATATATATTTTTTTTTCTAATGTGTCAATCGGTGCCATCCTGGTAAAGGCTTGTGCAGAAAATTGGTGAAGCAGTAGACCTCGTTCTGATTCAGGATTCCCGCCGCGTAGGAAAAAGGACTTCTTGCCACCACAAGCACCTTGGCCATGACCAGGCTGTGAAAGGTCGTGCGAGTGTTTTCAGGCGTCAGCGTGTGGAATTCAATCTCCGTCTCTTTACAAGACAGATCAGAAAACATGTCGGCACAATCTTCACTATAGATATGAATCGTGTAGGCAGGATATTCGACACGGAGCATGGCAAGGATTCGCTGGTAGACATCATTGGGAGTGTAGCGCTCTTGATCGCTGGGAGAAATGCTCCCACGGCAGATATGGATGGCAATATCCACTTCTGGCACCGATGGCTTGGAGGTGCTGTAATAAAAGTCCCGGAGCATCTTGATCACACTGGATGTATAATATCCCTTGTCTTCCGATCCGACGACCAGCTCGGCAAAAACTTCTCCTCTCTTGACCTCTGCAAAATTCTTACCAGGAGGAATGCCAATAAATCGATTGAATTCAGCGATCTCTGAGGACTTGCATGGATACGGATGGATCTCGGAAAAGGGGGTGTGGACATACTCCATACCCGCATGCTCACAATAGGCAACGGCCGACATGATCGCCGTGTATTGGCCGCCAAAATCATCTGTCCTTCCCCGTATGGTGAACTTTTCCGATTCCCTGACCTGTTTTGCCAGACGGTAATACAGAATATCAAAGATGATGTCCGATCCCTTGCCGATATTGCTTTGAACCAGATTGGACCATTCGCTGATCATATCGATCGTATCAGGATTCACTCGAAAATGGATCTTGGATTTGTCAATTCGTGGTTTTTCTAGAAGTTGATCTGTAGAATGGATCTTGAAATATTCCAGTAGATCCTGATCCATCAATGAACCGATGTTTGTTCCCTGCACGGGTTCGACTTTACATAAAGTATCCGTATGGAGGTCCGTCATATTCAGGTGCTTGGTCGAGGCATCCAACCATAAAAGATGATCGTTCTCTTTTTTATTCATCACCACCTCTTCCAGGATCATGGATTTCCACGTGCCTAGATTCGGTGGATAGATGCTGTAATCAAAGGAACGAATCAGGAGGCGCTGCATCGGGAACATGTCCTTGAGGAGAAAAAGCGTCGCCGGATCCAATCCCATATCATAAATAATCATCTTCTTGTATCGCACCTTGCGCACAATCAATGAACAAATGAGCTCAATGAGCATCTTGGATTCTATCTGTGAGGCGGCCGTCACTATCGTCAATTGCATCTCCTCCTGGCGCTTCATTACCAGAATCCGATTATCGTTGTAATCGTTGCGGATATAAGGAATCTCCACAATCTCGATCATCTCCAGCTGGAAACGCATTCTCAGCTCCTCCAGACGGGGACGGAATTTGTCTCTAGTCTTTACCGTCAAATCCTCGACAATATACATACCCCCCGGCTTGAGGTATTTCATCATCGATTGGATCAATTCCCAATTATAATCAAAGTCGTGGACGGCATCATCCAAGATCACATCCACACTTCCAATCTTACCCATCACCCTCTCGATATCTCGAGGTGATTTCTGGTCCATGACATAGGTCTCGATCCTGCCTCCCTGCACCTCGACCGGACTCGCGTCCATGCCCAGGATACGAGCCTTGGTGAAATACTCTCTCCATGCCGGAAGGCTGGATCCATACGTGTGATGGCCAATCTCAAGGAAAGAAATGGGTTTCTCTCGCATATTCTTAAACAGCTTGTCGTAAATGGTGCTATAATTATGGACACCGAGACCCTTGTCACAATCGTGTTTTCTCATTATATGGCAAAGATCAGTAACACCATGATATTGCTCCTTTTCATTAAATTCTCGGATAATGGTTTCCACATCCATTCTCGTTCTTTTTTTTTTCTAATACAGTGATGTCTTTAAATCTCTGCCAAGGTGGGGGAGGAACGGATGCGGATGTGGAGATGAGAGGAGGATTTGGATTTTGTTCCCAGGCTATTGTTAGAAGGAGAACAAGAGGACGTTGACAATGGAAGAGAGGAGGATTCCATCCAAGGGAGATAACGACAAATGGAGAGGAAGCATAGCAGGAGCAAGAATAACAACCCATAATAAAAAATAGGATGTGGATTTTCCGATACCAATCGGCGATGCATATTTTTCTGAACCAATTGCCCGGGTCCCTGATAAAAATTATTGGTGAGGGAGGCGCAGGCGCGACCGCCGCGAATCATGGCCTCACCGGTGGGTTGGAAGTTGCGATCGAGGAGGGAGGGGTAATCCAGGCGTTCTTGCACCCAGGCCCAGGCCACGTGACTCATATTGTGGTCCGTCATGTATTCTAAAAGATGGGTGTTATACCATCCTCCCTCAACAGCAGTATCGGGACGATCGAGGCCCCATTCCGTGGCTAGCAGAGGAAATTGCTCCTCCTGGAGAAGGAATCCAAAACTCTCGTCCCACCCATACTCTATCCTGGGAACCGAGGGGATGGTCACCGTGCATCCACCGGTGCTCTCCTTCCGGACAGGAATAGACACTGTGTGAACATGATCAGGGGAGGGCGCGCCCCGGTATCCGTAGGGATGTGTGGAGAGGACCAGATTCGGAAAGGATCTCATCTCGTCCACAATATCCTGGCGGTCCCTGAGAAAGGACCATTGATAGGCGTAATCCATACCCCCCAAAATACAAATGTTATTGGACCGCTTCCGCACCTCTTTCAGGACATCCCGGTAGCCATAATAGGTCTCGTTGCCATACCACCACGTGCTGGGATCAACCTGGAACGGCTCGTTAAAGAGCTCAAAGAAGATGGAGGGGTCTTTGTATTTCTCGGAGAGCTGGATCCACAAACGGAGACCGTCCTCACCCGCGGCGCTCCGCAGCATGAAACCGTCTTGTCCGGGATGATCCCGCTGGAGATGAAAATCGAGAATTACCAGCATCCCGCGCAAACGTATCTGTGTCACCCATTCGTCCACCTTGTCCCGATAGTCCTGGCGCTGCAACCAATGAGCGTCGCGCAACGGCAGGCGCACCGCATTAAATCCCCACGATTCCATCATATTCAAATCAAAGGCTATGGTCTCGGGAATCATGGTCGGAAGATCCAGATAGAGATATTCCAACCCGGGCTTGCTCACACCCCGGATCAACAGACGAGTATTATTGCTGTCCAGTATCCACCTTCCCGAGGTATGATATTCATTCGCTACAATGATTGTCATAATCGACACACACCAAAAGAATAGTAATATAATATTCCCAATATTATAAATTCTCCTTGAAAAAAAATAGAATTATTATGGTGATAATACTGTCTGTGGTGATAATATTGATGATGGTGGCTGTGGTAATGCTGATGATGTTGATGATACTGTCTGTGATGATGATATTGGTGATGATATTGATGATGGTGGTTGTGTTTTGCGTGATATAACAATTCGATTCGTTGCATTTGGAGTAGATGTCATCGTCTGTATAGGCTTGTTGAATTTTTTTTTGATATTAGCTTTTACAGATTGTAATGTCGTCAATAATACGGAATCTCTATTGCAAGTTGTCTTGATATTCTCTGGAATCTTAGTCATCTCGGGAAGTAATGTAGTTATTGTTTCGTATACTTTCTTGATGCATTGATTGTATTGAGATACAAGTCCTTCTTCCTCATCTAATTTGGCAATAAGAGTTTCTTTGGTCTCCCATTTACCTCTCTGGACAGCATTCCATTCTTTCATCAAACGCATATAATCAGTCTTCATGGCTTTTTCCATACTGTCATAATACAAATAAAATAATCTAGAGAGGAACAAATCTAATTCCGACAAAAAATAATTCCATTGTGTTTCTAATTTTCTGGATTGTGTTATACTGAATTTATTAATATCCGTAATATTACTACGTGAAGTAACCTCTGCCATAATTAATCCCTCTATGCATTTATACAATACTAATACCGAATCTGCCAGGATGTTAAATAGCGGAGGTGCCGATTTTCCCCGGATGATTTTGGAGGATATTGTCCTAAGGTCAATTAGTATCGGATATCCAAGTTCTTCAAAAGAATGCACAATGGAGGCCAGATCATATGCTGAATAATTAGGTGTTGTTGCTGCCGAAAGAATCTCTTTTATTTTTTCATTGATATTATCGAGTATAGATTTTTCGGGTTTGACTGAAAAAGTTTTCAAGGTCTTGGCAATCTCTGGTATCGTCAATGCATTAATATCGATTGTCTTGGGATCGATCGGAGACGATGGTGTTATAATTGCTGGCAATGATGTCAATCCTGCAAATTCGGTTAAAAACAATTTCAAAGTATCGATATATTGTCGATTGATAGTCGATAATAATTTTGTCACTTCTTCTGCAGCCGGAGATGATACTGTCTTTATTATCGGTTTTGATTGTGTTTGGCGGGGTATGATATCTTTTTGCCAATCATTCAATTCTTGTTTGGTCATGGATGTTGAATCATTCAACATTTTTGTATAATAATCTACAAGAGCCTCGCGATTTATTTTTTGTATTCCGCGACGTGTTTGTTCAATAGTTCTCCACGCTGTCATTACTCGATGAAGAGAATCGATCATTTCTTGCATAGATGGAGTCAATTCTGGTTTTTGTATTCTTTCGAAACGTTGCAATATATTTACTTTATTTGACTCATCTGTTTCCAAACGATATCGATCAAATAATATTTTGCGGTTCCAATCCAACATCAATCGTTTCCTTTCGCTTTCCGCTTCTTTACGAATTCGTGCAGACGCCATTGATTTTTGTTGCTGTGTAGTGGAAGATTGAATTTCACGTTGAATCTTATCTTGTATATTTTTTTCGATAATCGCATAGATGACATAGGTTCCTACCGTATCCACCAAATTTAATAGTATCATTGGTTTCATGCGTATTTCGGATTCTTTATCTATCTTTTCATCGACTTCTGGATTCAGACGCCTCTTATTATAGATCCAATAGTCCAAAAAGGTTGTTGGATCTACATCGGAATCTTTTATTTCCTCTAGATAAACATTCAGATATCGATCTGCGTTCGGTGGCATAGGTTGTATAGTCTTGTATAGATTTGCATTCTCAATACCATATTTCGATAGTAGTAATTTTAAACTCTTTTTCTTCTCTGTAAGAGCGGTCGCGGCAGCAATTTCTTGAGGACTTCTAGCTTCTGGTTTTACTTTCTTCAAACTTGTTATCCCTCCTGCCAATCCTCCTTTTAATGCTGCTCCAAGTGATAGTGGTGATAGTGGTGTATTGACTGATTTTTTCTTCAACATGCATTTACTTGGATCTGTTAATAATTCCTTGAGTCTGTCATCATTTTTATCGGTAATACACTTCGATTCTATTAATAATGCAATGTCTTGAGATGTTAACTTTGCTAAAAATCTCAATTTAAATAAGTCTTTATTATTTACAGTTGCAATCTTGATAGCGTTATATTTATCATAAAGAGGAGACGATTTATCACTAATCGGGACCAGATCAGATTGTGGAGGTTTGGATTCAATCACAGATCCCCCTATGGATTGCTGGACAATACCACCAATTCCATCACCAGCTTTACTACCAGCTACACTACCAGCACCACCAGCTACACCACCAGTTACACCACTACCACCAGCTACACCACCAGCTACACCACCAGTGGATTGTGCCATTTTTTTGGATAATTGTTCCAATTTTTTCTTCGATGCAGCAAGCTGGGTCTGTAATGCATTTGTTTTCTGAATATCGGTGGTGAGAGAAGAGGTCTTGAGCTGATCCTCTAATATTTTAATCCGTGCTTCTACGGATTGTTTAGTTCGTCTCAATTGTTGGAGCTGCTTGTCTTTTTTTTGTGTTTGACCGCGGGCAATATTGAGTTGTTTTGTGGCTTTTTGGTGTTGTTGTTTTAATTCGGCAAGTCTTTTGTCAATTTGAGCACGTTCTTTTTGAGAAAATTGTTTCCCGTCCGTCAGTTCTTGAATCAATTGATTTAATTTTCGTATTTCCTGATCATTATTGTCTAAAAATGTTGCTACCAAGTCTATGAATTCTTGTAATTGCGGATTGGAATCGATTGGATTAGAATACATTGGATTAGAATACATTGGATAATTGGAACAGGCTTGATTTGTTTTTTTAAGCTGCTTTTTTAATCTATTGGCCAAAGCGTTGGAATTTTTTGGATGAATTAGGTAATTGAAACGGTTCCAAAATGATTGTTGTGATTGTTGTGATTGTGGTTGTGATTGTGGTTGAATGGTCTCCATTTCTTTATTTCTCTTGTTTTTTTTTTTCAGAATAATAAAAAATGTCCTCCTCTTCTTCTCCTCCAGAGTCAAAGTTTATCCGTGAAGAAGGAACGTTTAATGTTTTTCTGAACAACATCACACTAGGCATCCTCATGATCATCTTTGTGACAACCTCTGATTTTTATCCTAATTTGTATCGTCCCGATTTTATCAAATTCTTGTCGGACAAGACACCATGGTTCGGAGAGAATCATTGGCTCACCAATGCACATGCCTTTTTTTTTGTGGCTATCGCCTTTACCGTGACGGCTGCGATTGAATCATCCAGTGCTTGGTGGGAATACATTCTTTACACATTTCTCATTTACATATTCTTTTTTGTCATCATTCGCATGCATCATATTGCAGTCATTACTTGTCTCTGCCTCCTCGTCGTGGAAAAATATATTTATAAAAAAATAAAAGCGCATCCCCAAAACATTAGTCTAGTATGGATCCATCGCACACTATTAGCTATTGTATTTATATGCCTCATTCTGGGCTATGTCTTGAGAGACAATGTAAAACCTCCACAAATCGTGCAGTCGGATCCGTCTTTTGATATACAGAATATCCTTAAAAGAATTAAGATATTAGAAAATAAAAATAATACAACAGAACCAATAATGATTAATTAAAAAATAAGAAGGAAGGAATAAAGATGGAAACGGGAGAAGGTGTCTCAAGACTTGCGGTCGAGCGCTACGGCGGAGGCATCACTTACGACAAGCAAGACTGGCGAAAGATCCCCACCGAGCGCTTCCGATTGATGGTGACCGATGTTCTGGGAAAGATGGACAAGCGCATCATGCCCGATATCAAGCGAGAATGGTTTGACAATCACTATATGGACATCAAGGACTATGCGACCATGAATCCAGGCGCGATGCTCTTTGGTCTCGCATGCATTGGATGGGAGACTAAGCAGCTAGATCACAGTCACTTTAAAAAGGTGCAGACATTCTTTGACAATAACAAAACATGGATCCGCCAATTCGGCATGACCATGGTAGATGTGCTCCGTTATGCGCGTCGATGGCATCTATGGTTTGCCCATGGATATTTCACAGACATACAAATAATAAAAGAATAAGATTAATTTTTATTTTTATTTTTTTATAAATAAAAAATGGCGCCCAAGAAAAACAATATGGCATCTAAAAAGATGATTGCCAAGAAGACACAATCGAAACAACAACAACAACAACAACAGATATCAGAAACCAAAGAGGATAAGATTGTGATTGTGAACATCCATCATGATCATCGTCATCATGCCATGATGTCTTTCTTCTGGACACTTCTTACAATTTATGCGATTTATCTTTCTTTTGAGAGGAACAAGGGATTCAATATCCTCTCCTTCTTTTTCGCCCTGTTTTTTGCGCCCGTCTACATCGTCTATGCGTGGGCGGTGCCGGTCCAAGAAGGCTATTATGATTCCATCATCGCCAATTTTTTCTATGGTTTAATCAGTTTCATTATATGGGTCATTTCTATAATATTGTGGTTCCAACGCAACAGCATGCGCACGACATTTTGGGGACAATTAGGAAGTTTCATTGTCGCATGGTTCTTTGCCCCTATCTACATTATTCATGCAATGATTGCACCCAAGCCAAAACCAGTCAGCGTTAAGCAGATTCAGATGGTGCAATTTAAAAAGAAACCCTAGCCAGGCTGATGCTGACGTCGTCCGTGCTCGGATAGAGACGACTGCTTCCCGGGAAGGATTTGCTCTTGTAGGAGCCGCGTGATGTGGTGAGAAGATGGTGGACGAGGCTGTCGGCCATCTCCTGGCCGGTGATGTCTGGATTGATCTCCACGAGGCGCTTGGTTGCATGGCCCAGTTCGAACATCTTGCCCCAGTCGCCGTAGCCGTCCGAGAAGGTGGCAATCGTGATATCGGTGAGATCCGAGGGCACCTCCCAGATCGTGACGGATGGTCGGGTGACAATCCCTACCGCTTCGGCGCGCGGCCCATCGAAGCTCCGGGCATTCTGTCCAAAGACGTCCGCGGTCGCTCCCCAATTCTGGTGGCCATACTCGGGGATCGGAGAATGATCTTTCCACGATCCATTCTCCATCTTTCTCTGGCGGACAAATTTACTGGCATTGGATTGGTGTCCTCCATGCGACATCTTGGGGTAGCGCCGATGAACCATCTTCCAGACCTCTTCCCGTGTTTCGTGGTCAATCTCGGCCGTTCCTTCCTTGTAGATAAGAAAGGGCTTTCCAGGCGATCTCGGATTCGGAAAGGCGATTCCCCCCTTATTGAATGTCCCATAATGGACCTTGAGTGGCTGAATCCCCATTGTCTCGCAATCTTTTCTATGGTCGTCGTAGACGGTGGGATCGTCCCAATTATGTGCTCGGGAGAGCACCCATACTCGTCCCGTCTTGTTGTCCGTTACCACAACCTGTGAATCACCCACGTTCGAGGCCACCACCACGATTTTATCCGGAAGATGGTAGATCGTCGCAGTCGCCGCTGTGCTACCCGCTTGGACATAGTGCTGTAACCCCTGAAACTTGGCCCGCACCACATCCGCGATCGATGCATACAGTGCCATCTCCTTGTCGCGCAATGCGACGCCATCGTCCGCCTTCACTGCATCGACCATCGAATCAGCAATCTTCTTCTTATGATACTGTTCCACCACCAGCTTGGAGATGGCCATCACATGCTCGTCGGCACCATGGCCGTCACAGGTCGCGAGAAGGACCACACCTGAATCAATCTCCGACGCCATGCTTGAATCCTCACCGTTCCTCACACAACCACTCTCCTCCTTCTTGGTGGATGGTTCGACCTTTCCACGAGCCTTGGGTGCGCCAGCGACTCCCAGCGTGAGACTCTTGACCGTTCGCGCCGTCCTCGCCGCCTGCCATACCTCGCCTTCCTCGACCATCGTCACTTTGGCCCACTCCTCCACCGCATCCGGTCGAGGACGGAACTCCATTTCTTCCGAGACCTCCACCGGCACGCCTGAAGGCGTCTCACAGAGCTCCCCCAAAGGATGATCCTCGTAGTAATAAATCATGAATCTGTTTCAAAAAGATGAAAAAGTATTGTTTGTTAGCAACATCAAAACAATACTCGTCCAAGATTTTCCATGTAAATCAATTTATCTACCGGTGACAGTAATCGTTCTATACACTTCAAGAGTATTCACGGTATTCTTCATCACAATATACGGTCTTGTAGTAGTAATGTAAAATTAATTCCTTTTATACTATAGTAGACGATATTTGTCCTATCAATTTTCTAGCTTCATCTTTCGTAATAATATATTGTATAATTATTTAAAAAAAATGAAAAAATTTTTTCTATTTATTTGCAAGATTTCTATAAATCAATGATCCTCAAGTGATCCATGTGATGACCATGTAGCACCTTGTGTATTATAATGTAAACCGATTCTCTTAAGGACTACAAATTCATGTGGAGACATGGTATAGAATGTTTTAATTGTTCAAAGTTCTCAGATGTAAAATCAACCGATCCTGCGGATGGAGCTCGGAGGGAAGAAAGTAATTCTTGGCAAGACGTGACTGAACAATATCCAGAATGGATTGAATGTTAATATCCTCCCAATCGCAAATTTCATTGCCGATACGTGGACCCATACCGAATAGTCGCACATCATCCACAATAATAATAGCTTCGGGAATATGTTTATTCATAATACTTTCAAGTTCTTCATAAAGAGGGCAATCTTTGACACCTTTACCCGTATCACCAGCAGACCAATGACCATCAAGAAAAAATATTGTATTTTTCGTCAAGATCGAACATAAGCTAGATAAAGAAGAAGAACTATCTCCTACTATAAATTGTATCTTTGTGCCTTGATATTTAGCACGTGCATTATTTGAATACTCTTCCTTAATTTCAATTGTATATAATTCTTCAAAAACAGATTCCATGGCAAAAATAGTTTCTCCTAAATAGGTTCCAGTCTCTACAAAGCACGGATAATGTTGGATATCCTGAACTTGTAAAGAGCTCAAAAAAGATGGCGAGATTGATGGCATTTATAATATTATAATATAATTTTTTTTTTTTATAAACGAAGATCATGTTTTTTGATACGGTAGAGGATCCGGCCCTCTTCATCGAGAATCCTTAAGATGCCTTTGGGATGAAGCATCCGATGTAATTTCTTCAGAAAAAAGGTAGAAGAGATTTCATGGAGCGGCACCTGGATGATATCCAAAATGTCAGGATAGAAGGTCATGTCCTCGGCATCGCCATGAAAAAAGAGGAGATTGGGGTAGCGCTGTTTGGCTTGTTGACAGAGTTCGGCATCCTTTTCAATACCAAGGATCCGAAAATCAGGATTCCGTCGAGAGAGCAGGGCTGTCGAATCTCCGAGTCCGCATTGAATATCCAGTCCCTGCTTCTCACGGACCTTGCATAGCGTGCTGGTAGAAAAGGCCATCGTATTGCCGAAAAGCACCATAATAATCATTGGAATGAGAAATTTCATTGGTTTTTTGAATTATACTCTTATTGTCGACATGTATATTTCATTTTTTTTTTCCTTGCAAGAAATAAAAAACACATATGAAAATCATTCCTGGAAGAGAATGGATTGTATGGATCGTTGCGATCGTGGCACTATGTCTCTTTATCCTTGTCCTCGTGCACTTTTTCAGGTGTTGGCGCCAGAGCAGGATGGATTCGTATACCACAACGACATCTGCTACCACCAACGGCTATTACAGGATCCTCACCGCAACAGAGGGTGGCAACATGATCAATGTCTGGATCGATTACAAGAATCTTCCCTATTACAGTAGCTCGGCCTCCAGCAACATCAAGAGTTTCACCGGCGTCTACCAGATTGGCTCGGGAACACCCGTCACGGCCATCACCTTTCTCAGCAACATCACACCCATCCCATCTGCCGATTTTGGTTCAACACCGGTCGCCTACATGCCCATCCAGAATCAGAGCGGCACCTTTTGCATGCCGCTGATCCCTTTCACATATACCGCAACACTCTCCACCATGTCTTTTGGCTATCAGATCACCTTTACCGACAACACGCCGACATATTCCAGCCTGGTGAGCTATGCCAACATGAGCTTCTTGCCCATGCACATCTTTGATAGCACCACGGCCTCGGGCGATCTTCCGGTGGTGACGCTCCCGTCTTCTGCTCTCAGTGTGACTATCCCCACCACACCTTCCACTGCCACGCTCGCCCAGATCCAGGCGGCCATGAATTCCGGAGAGGCCCTCTACATGCCCCAGGTGGTGACCACCTCCGATTCCACCACTTTCCTTAGCAACCTAGGATCCATGATCTATATCAACTCCAATTCCACTCAGGATCAGAAGCCCGATTCGGCGGGGATGTGGTTCTCGGCCACCGCCAATGGCTCGCCTGCCTACTATTCTTCCTCTAGCGTCACACCCTACATCCTCCTGACCACCAAGTTTGACAATTATCCTGTCAGCGGTATGGTCAAGACAAGCAGCACCCCTAGTTACAATATCAGCTCTACCTCCTCCAATTCCCTCAGCATCTCTTTCAACAGTGTGCCCGTCCATCCGACCGGCCTGTTCCCTTCTCAATTCCAGTCGCCCAATTACCAGGTATCGGCCTACTGCGGACCGAATCCAAATTCGGTGGAGAGCCAATCCACCACCACACTGAGTGGCACAGCCAAAGCCAATTCCTCGACCTCGACTGGAACCGCGCTCAGGCCCGGTGGTATCGGCTATGCATTTGACAATATTCCTCTTTATGCCCCTGGTGATGCTCAGAATTACAATCCTCTCGCTCGCGAGGTGGGTGATGTTTTTATGTGCCACGCCGATGAGGATAATATCTATCATCGCCATTTCATCGCTCCCTCCCTTTATAACTGGGTCATCAATACCAATCTAAATGTCGTCGGCTTCTTCCAGGATATGTATCCCATCGTCAAGCCCTTCCTCATTGTGGATTCTTCCACCCAACAGACAAGAATCATCCAGACCTCCGACCTAACCCCTCAGCACGGCCTCCAAGCTCCTTCTGGCGAAACATTCACCGTCACCATGACACTTCCTTCTTCTTCCTCCTCCATCATTCTATCCTATGATTTTGTCTACGTCGCTACCTTTGATTTCCCCTATACCATAGGTTCCTTCTATGGCACAACCAGTGGTGGATCAGGTGGTGGACCAGGTGGTGGACCAAGCGGTGGTGGATCTGGTGGACCAAGTAATGCACCAAGCGGTGGACCAAGCGGTGGTGGAGGATCTGGTGGTGGTGGACCAAGCGGTGGACCAAGCGGTGGTGGAGGATCTGGTGGTGGTGGACCAAGTGGTGGTGGTGGACCAAGTGGTGGTGGTGGACCAAGTGGTGGTGGACCAAGTGGTGGTGGACCAAATGGTGGTGGTGGATCTGGTGGTGGAGGATCTGGTAGTGGATCAAATATGAGAAGATTTGTTACTAGAAAAACAATTGGTGGTGATAATGGTGGAAGAGGATCAATTGGTAGTGATATTGGTGGTGGTAGAGGATCAATTGGTAGTGATATTGGTGGTGGTAGAGGATCGAGTGGTAGTGATATTGGTGGTGGTAGAGGATCAATTGGTAGTGGTAGAGGATCAATTGGTAGTGATATTGGTGGTGGTAGAGGATCAATTGGTAGTGATATTGGTGGTGGTAGAGGATCAATTGGTAGTGATATTGGTGGTGGTAGAGGATCAATTGGTAGTGATATTGGTGGTGGTAGAGGATCAATTGGTAGTGATATTGGTGGTGGTAGAGGATCAAGCGGTGGTGGTAGGAGCAGATAATAATAATGATTTCCTTCTTATCTAATATCACGACATCCATTCTATAAAGAATGGATACTCAGATACGAGATGCCTATCGTAGGGCATTCCTGGCCTCGGACTTTGATGCGGATTGGCTTACTAAATTATATACCGAGATACGAGATCGATTGGTCCAATGGATGCCCAAAAACGGCAAGATGGCGGCGGATTGCAAGGAAACCATGGATCCGGCTTTCTTCCGACAGATGGTGGAGCACAATGTGTTTTCTGCCGAGGACATGAATCGGCTGGTCCTTTATGTCTTTAGTCTCTGCCTGAAGCTGGGCTCGCCCGCTCGGGACGAAGAAACAGTTCAGAAAAGAGACAAGGTCATCGAGGCGATCCGTCAGGATTTTGTCAAGGCCATCCCGGTCTTTATACTGGAGGCCAATGAGACAATCGACTGGATCGAGGAGGACATCAAGGCACTGGTCCAAACCACAGCTACCACTACCACTCCTGTATCCTCTTGATAAATTCTTCTTGACATTCTGTGATGGGTTCTCGATTTGCACCGGTCAGTTTGATGGCATAGTATTGGGACCAATCATGGTTTCCAATAATCTGTCGGATAAGCTCCTTATGATCCCAATTCACCGCATCCTGGGCCTTGAACATGCTTTCTTGCGCATCTTTGATTATCATCCCGGTATATCGATCCTTTCGGGTCTTCATCATATAACTTATGATCCCATGCTGCATATGATAGGTATCCTGTCCTTTGAGACACGTATGCTCGAACGACACGTGAGGGGCCAGCACCTCGTTCTTGTATTCAAGAAAACCCACCGAAAAAGAGGTCATAAATTCATGGCATAGATCCTTCATGAAATGACTGTTTTTCGGGCACATGAAAAACCAATTCTCCAGGTAGGGCTGACCTGGTGTGGAGAATCTCTTGTATTCATACAACAAGACATCAGCATTGGTTTCTATCATCTCTTGACGGTATTGTTCCAAGAAGTTTCCATTCGTGATAAGGATTCCTGCATCCATCCATACTCCTCCGTTCTTACTCAGGAGATACACCCTCAAGAAATCAGAGAAACGGACCGCACCAACATCACTCCATTGTGCAAGAAGGTCCGCATTCACATAACGATCGACGGTGCTTTTCGAGAGCACAATGAGTTCCCATCCAGGTGGTATCTGCTTCTTCCGATTCTCCATGATGGCCTGCATGATCTCATTCTCTTCGATGCGATCCCAAAATGTGTAGATTACCCTGGGCACATCATAGACTTTTTGTTTTTGTTTTTGTTTTTTAATCATGAGACAAAGAATTAGAATAATGATTAAGATTATAATCAAGAGTAAAATGATCCAATACATCCCTTTATCTTTTTTTCTAATAACTATTTATTTTTTTTTTGGACATTTACAATATTGAGAAATAGAAATGACATCTTCTTCTTCTCCATCGGCCTATGATACACGAGCGCTTGCCGAACGAGTCAAGAAAATTCCTCTTCTTTCTGTTCCCATGACCCCCGACACCATTGCCGGCATTCCCACCGGTCAGAAGGAATTTCTCAGTGTGATGGATTATACTCATACCGACAAGAGCAGTCTTCCCGCTGACTTTAATGGCATGGAGGTGTGGTCCACGCTCCTGACACCGACCCAGGACCAGGCGGACTGCGGCGCATGCTGGGCCTTTGCCAGCAGCACCTGTCTGGCCGATCGGTTCAATGTCATCTCTCGCGCCCCCATGATGCCCGCTGTCTCGACCAATTTTTCTCTGCTCTGTTCCTTTAACGAGGGTCTCTTGCCCGAGGATGTGATCAAGTCCAATAATTACCAGTCGGAGCAGCAATTGATTCAGCGCCTCAATGAGCTGAATTCCGCACAATTCCAGTGTGGGGGGAATTATCTACTGACGGCATGGTGCAATCTCTACACGGGCGGGACGACGGTAGAGAGCTGCCTTCCTTACAAACTGGTGGATCCATTCAAGATGCAATATGAGCTCCTCGATTTTGGATTCAATGGCAGGACGGCCTTCCTGGGCACGACCTCGGCAGAGGCTCTCCAGACTAATAATTTCTTTTTTCTTCTGGACAAGACGAACGCCACCTGGAACTGCAGCAACATTGTGGGCAATAATAAGGAGCTGTGCTGGGATCATACGGTGATCAATAACCAGATGCTGGCCATCCCCCTCCGCCATTTTTTCTGCGGACTGGTCTACAAGATTACCGATTCCAAAGATCTGGATGCGGCCATCCGATACGATATTCAACGATTCGGTCCGGTCTCCACAGTGATGAATCTCTTTGACAGCTTTTACAATTTTGATCCGGCAAAGGATGGTGTCTATGCCCCGACTGAGGATGTGTCGCTCTCAAGCGGCGCTCACGCGGTCGAGATTGTTGGATGGGGGATATGGACGGACGGCATGCCCTTTTGGTGGATCCGGAATTCATGGAGCGCGGAATGGGGGATCAATAATGGTTGTTTCCGTCTCCAGCGGGGCAACAAGTCCTGTGACGTCGAGGCCAACATCATCACGGGCATCCCTTATTTCTTTTATACGCCGGACCAGTATGATCGCTTCCTGGACGCCTTTGCAAAGAATAATCCCATCACGCTCTCCAACGCCTACCAGAATTGCCTGTCCAACGCCTGGATCAAGAAATACATGACCATCTATTTCCGCCCTATCGAGATCGATTTGTTCAAGACACAACCCGAGAAGAGGCTGACCTATTTTCGTATCCTCTCGCAACACCCCGGACAAAAAGCCGTGTTGTATCCACGATACGGGATCACCACCAAGATCCTCGCCAGCTATCCAGGTGTGGTGACGGATCCCGATCCTGATCCCGAGGTCTTGCTCCAATGGTTCCAGAAACAAAATTCTCCTCCTTCCTCTGTCACCTCTCCATTGCCCGTTCCCCTGGCACTCCAATGGCGGCGTCTTTTCATGAATCGATACTTTTATTATTCTCTGATGGTCCTGGTGTGGATGATCCTATTCATTATTGTGATAGTGTTCATCGTGGTTAAGAAATAAATAAATCTCTTGTTTTTTTTTTGTTTATTGAAACAAAAAAGGTAACATGTCCACCCAAGTCTGGAACTGGATCGGGTATTTCCTGCTCGCATGCATCCTCGTCATGATGCTGGGAATTATTGTTTATGAATGGAAATGGCTCCTGTGGCTCGCCGTATTCATGGTCCTCTTTTATGTCGTCCTGCGCTGCCGCGTCAACGTCCAGACCGGCACCATCGAATGCAGCCCCATCTTTCGCGAGGTAGTGGCTGAGAAGAAATCTATACTGAGAAAGACCAAGAAGATGACGACCAAACGGAAATAGAAACGTGATCAAGTTCTTGCCAATTTTACACTTTAGATTCCATGAATTATTATTTTTATTTATTTTATAAATAAAACATATTCATGTCGTCGTCCTCTACACAGCAAGCATCGCAGGTTGGAAAAGGAAATTTTTCAACCGTTTACAATAAAGGACAATATGCACAGAAAAAATATAGAGGACAAACCAAAGAAAATCAGGAATCATTAAAAAAAGAAAAACAAATGCTACAACAAATAGGCAGAATACCATGTCCTTATGTTCTTCGACTCCATCATGAACAACCTGTTCCAGCTTCATTCAGTATATATTTACAAGGTCTATTTAAACCTTCTTGGAAAGAATTATATACATTGATTGTAGATGCAGATAAAGATCTATCATCCATATATCCGATATTACAGAAAACCTTACCTATGCTTGTGGATGCGATCGAATGTCTCCATCAACATGGCATCGTGCATCGGGATATTAAACCAGAGAATATCATGATAAAAGTCGATAACGGAAACGAGGATTTACGATTGATTGATTTCGGATTTGCGAGGAAAACCCCACAGATACAAAAGAAGGGACTCCACTTTATAGTGCTCCGGATATGTTGTCTCAAAAAAAAGAATTCAGCATGGACGAATTGAAACAATTCGATTTATGGTCCCTGGGTATGACGATCTATGTGGCTATGCATGGTAGTTTTCCTTTTAATGCACATGGAAAAAAGGCTCCCGAAATACGAAGAATGATAGTAGCTAGATTTAATAATCCAACTATGCAAATTCCGAATCCTCCTTCAAACTTTCTTAATGGTGTATCCTCTGATCAACGAAATCGTGTTGATTACAGACATTACCTGAAATATAATGGAGGAGACAATAATTTATCTCGACGTATACCTCCCAAAATTCCATTCTTACCACAACAAACACAGCAACAAACAAAGCAACAGGAGGACGATCTTCTACTCTCCTCACAACAACAAACAAAGCAACAGGAGAATGATGTCGATGCGTTTCTCCCAGCACCAGCGCCAAAACCTTTGTTCGATTATGTAAATCTAGATCTATCTAGAAAAGATTTGATGGATAGATTAGAGAATTGTTATCAGAAAGGAAGTATACTACCTCATTGCACCACCATCGTCCGAAATTTATTAGGTTTTCCAACAAGCATCTTTGGTAGCAAGAGATTGACCAAACAAATAATCTTGGAAAAATTCCCAATGTGGTCCTTTATCAATGCTATTCCAGAAGATCCTATCCCCTACCATGTGCTAGCTGCCAAATTACATGAAACGTATTTAAAGGAATTGGAGGCTGCCAAACATGAAACGTATTTAAAGGAATCAATTCAGGAAATGTTAAACCCCGTGACGACATCCTATATTCGTAAATTGAATTCTAAATTAAAACATCAATCGGAATCTAATAAAATAATTTCTCTAAAAGAACTCTTGGTTCAATTAAGTAGAAGCATGAATTATGACTCACCAAAATATGCTATGTTTTCCTCAAAGTGTATGGAAACATTTCCTTCTAAATCCGATTTCTTTTTTGAAGATCATACGTTAACAATGGAGGATATGCTTAAAATGATATACAAATCAAAACTCCTATTGATTTATTACTTATCATTCTTAATGATGTATACTGTATTTACAGAGTGGGAGAAAACACATCCGAATGATTATGTTTTTTGGTTGAATCACAAAACTATTGCTCACGGAATGGAAATAACCCCTCTCATAATATACTTGCTGGACTATTTTTTTTATCTTATATTTATATTCAAAATGGATCGCTTATCCCATGATACAAAAACAGGATTAACGTTTCAAATGATTTGGGAATCATCGGATACAGATGACATCAATCCCATCACTATTTCAACTAAATTACGAATTTTGGATTGTGTATGCCATCCATTTTGGGATACGGAATTGACACGAGAAAACAAGTTCCTTGAAGATACAGTGATCAAGTTCTTGCAAAAAGAGGTGCGTCATGATTGGGATGATCTACAATTACCTGAATACGCTATTAATCAACTTATCGAGCGCTTTAAAAAAATGGATTATAGCGATCAAGAGATCATAGAGATCCAGCAAAAATTAGCATCCAATGCTTCTTCTTGAAAAGATATGATTCATGCAGCATCTCTAGAAAAGATCTTGGTAATCTTTTATATTTTATTTAATCTCGGTGCTTTGAATTTTTTTTTTTTCAAAATTGAAAAGTAAATCTTTTGGAAAATTTTTTTAAGAAAAGGGGAATAAATAGAAACGCCATGAATCATTCCGAGACCGCCGCCCCCATCGAAGACATCCTCAGCCAGGATGATCAGCGATATTGCCTCTATCCCATCAAGTATCCAGAGATCTGGGATGCCTATAAAAAGCACCAGCAGATGTCCTGGTCCGCGGAGGAGATTGATTTTAGCGCTGACAAGGGAGATTGGGAACGTCTCTCCACCGATGAAAAATACTTTATCGAAAACATCCTCGCCTTTTTCGCCGGAAGCGATGGCATTGTGCTCGAGAATCTGGTCACGAATTTTTGCTCCGAGGTCACGGTCCCCGAGGCCCGGAGTTTCTATGCCTTTCAGGCCATGATTGAGAATGTCCATTCCGAGGTCTATTCTCTAATGATTGATACGTATGTGACGAACGAGGAGAAGAAGGAGAAGCTTTTCCGTGGCATCACCACCATCCCTTGTGTCCAGAAAAAGGCCGACTGGTCGCTCAAATGGATCAGCAGTGAGAGACCTTTTTCTGTCCGCCTCTTTGCCTTTGCCATTGTCGAGGGACTCTTTTTCAGTGGCAGTTTCTGCTCCATCTTCTGGCTCAAGGAGCGCGGCCTCATGCTCCATTCTCTTTGCAAGTCCAATGAATGGATCGCTCGTGATGAGGGTCTCCACACCAACTTTGCTATCCTTCTCTACCGCCACCTCAAGCACCAGAAACTCCATCTAAAAGAGGCTGCCGACATGATGCGTGAGGCGGTCGAGATCGAGGTCGAATTCATCACCGACAGCCTCCCCGTCCGCCTCATCGGGATGAATCACGAGCTCATGACCCGCTATATCCGTTCCGTGGCGGATTACCTCTTGCAGCAATTTGGTCTGCCCAAGATCTACCACGATAAGAATCCATTCCCATTCATGGTGCAGATCTCTCTCGAGGGCAAGTCTAATTTCTTCGAGACGGTCGTCAGCGAATATACCACCGCGTGCAACCAGACAATTGACTATAATTCGTGCTGGGATACCAACCTTGTTTTTTAATGTTCAATTTTTATTTCCACGAATAGAAATAAAATGTGCTTATTTTGGAAGGTCTCCGAGTTATTAATGAATGAATAATCATTTTTCACATGTTTATTATTTATTGAATATGGAGGAACCATCGGATCTGGATATCAAATGAGACGTAGGTCTCATAGGATTCGGTGGTAGTGCCGAGGTCCTCGTCATTGCACATCTCGGTCACGGTGGTGCGGGCCATGCCGCTCTTGCGAATCTTTTTCTGAATGCGATCCGAAGGCTGCACATTCTTCAGTATATGTTTCCATTTTAGAAGCTGTGTAGTGAGTGGCAGATTTTTTCCCTCTAACTTTTGTTCTTCTGCATCCATAATAGGCCGGAAGCCATCAGTGGACAGATCTTGGGCATAGATGAATTCCTCCAGCACGTGTTTATGAAGGATCGAGTAGGGGTAGTATTGATGGGTAGCAGTATCGATAGTGTCGACGGTGGTAACGGATTGGAAGAACGGATAGAAGTTCTTGGTGAGCTGGCCGAGACGGGAAAAGACATTGTGCAGACGGTAGCCGTCTTCGGACGTTTTTCGATACCATAAACCCACCATGAGGCGACTGGTGGGAGGAAGAGACATCTCGGTGTTCATGTAGTCCCAAGCCCTCTCGTCGCTGCCGAGGATGACCGTCGTCGGATCCGGGTGCGAAAGGTAGTGCCGGCAGGCAAAGACGTCGTGGAGAAAGGTGGTCGACAGCGTCGGAAAAAACATCTCACACTCCTTGGTCCGTGCCTCGGCAATCGCCATCATGATCTGCTGCAGTTCCTGGGCCGTCTCGGTGGTCACCGTCAGACGATTCGCATCGGAGCGTTTCTCAAAGGATGAATGCGATCGGAGGTAGTTATCAAAAAGACCGATCGTCTCCTTCGACCAGGCGGACATCCATCGTCTCCCAGCATCCTCGACCCGAAGCACGTCCGGCATCGCCGTGACCACAAAGAATTCGATCTTCAGACAGAGCTTCTCACCATTGACCACCGATCGGGCCTCGTGCAATTCCGTGGCCGGGAAGAAGACCGCTCCATTCCTCCTCGCGCCTCCTACACACATCGTCTCACCCACCTTGGTCTCCCCTCCTTTTTCCACATCCTTCATCCCGATCAGGCAGACGTAGGGAACGAGACCACCGCAGACGTAGCGTTCAAAGTCCGTGTGTGGACGAAAGAACATGCCCGGCTTGTAGCGGAGCCATTCGGTGCCGCGATGCCCGCGCGCCCAGCAGTGGAGGAATTGCGGCGACTTGCGGAGATGAGGAAGCAGTGCACGGACGACCATCCGTTGCGCCTTTTCGATAAAATCGTGGCGCATCTCCACACATTTGTCGGCCTTTCTTGTAGAACTGTCGATCACATCCATGCCGCTGCGGCGATGATGCACCACCGCCTGTTTCCAGTGCTCCTCGCGAGGGCACGCCGCCCGGATCTCCTCAAAATCCTTCTCCTTGAGGAACGCGCTCTCGATATCAATCAGCATTGTTGTCTGTTTGGATGAAAAAAAATGTAAAACGAGTCAGAATTAATAATCAGATCTTATTATTAATTCTATTCTTATTCTTGATAGGTATCTCACTTTTACAAACGGATCTTGACTTCCATCGAGGCCAGTGCATCCACAATCTGGGGATAAGTCATGGGGACGGTGGGTTGAAAGACCTTGTGGGTCGAGAGAACCGGCTGGAGTTCGGCAAGAATGGCTTTGGTGACGGACTCGTTCTTATACTGCTCCAGATCCGCTTTTTCAAGCCGTATTTTTTTCAGATGCCCGACAAGGACCTGCCAGGTAGAAATCAGATTGGGATTGGAGGTGTAGGGGAAGACGATCTTGTAGAGATTAAAGTCCTTCTTGGACATGTCAAAGGAATCCGTATAATCCGTTGCATTCGTTGTGATCAGATTGAAATACTGGCCAAGGAGCGGGACGGTGGACCAGATCTGGCGTATCTCGGCAGGCATGATCCGAATCGTCAGCGTGATAAAGATCTTGATGACCACGAGAGGAAGCAGATGCAATCTGCACAGGCTCGAGAGGAAATCCTTCCAGTCCACCGTCGAGATGCCCTTTAAAAAGAGGATCTTGCACAGCATGTAGAGGATCGACCACATGTAGCAGAATTGATTCTGATTGTCGGAGCATAGCGTCTGGAACTTCAGACACCATTCCTTTTCAGACTCGATGAACTTCTTGGTTGCATCGACATAAGGATTCTCCAGGTCGGGATTACCACCGGTCGCCTCCATCGAATAGATCTTGTCAGGCCCATAAGGACCCTCTGGAAAATCGATCACGATCTGTGAAGGAAGAATGAAATATCGATTCATCAGCTTCTTGAATTCTACGAGATAGAAATTCTTATCCTCGTTCGAATGCAGCATACTGTCATAATAATACACCTTATCCGGTGTGGCCGGATCCAAAACAAAAACACCATAATGCCCAAAATCACCCTCCATGGTGCTGCACAAAAAGAGGCTCATGTCCTTCAATTTCGACATGTCCGTCTTGCCCTTCTTGCTCACCTTGAAAGTCGAATGCTCCGAACCGATCTTGTCGTCACGGGGATTCTGTTCAAAGACCATGAGCGTAATATCAATCTTCCCACCCTCCACGATCCGTCTCAGCTGATCAAAATAGGTCTCAAAGGCCCGGGAATCATCGTGATTGTAGACACGGCTAAAGATCTTGGCCGTATTGTCCGGGATCGGACCATAGATGGAATCCGTGTATTTCACAGAAAGCGCCTGATAGACATCCAGATGATCATCCTCGTCCGCCTCATACTCGATGCCAAAGGTGGTCTTGTATTTTTCTTTTTGTGTCAGCTCGATCGGAATCAATGCAAGACTCGATCGTCGTTGCTTTTGTTGCTTCTGTGTAATCGCATTGTCCTTTCCAACATTGAAATTCGCCGTCATGTCTTTAAACACTTTCATGACCGTGTATTTCTTACCGACCGCGGCATCCATGGCCTCCTGGGGGAATTCCTTGTGCTTGTCAAAGAGGATGTGCACCTGGACCTCCACACCGGGGTAGAGCGCGTGAGAGCCGCTCCGCACCGCGCGTCCCATGATCTGCTCAAACTCGGCGGGATTCCATACTCCATCGATAAAAAAGACGTGCCCCACTCCTTTCAGATCTACACCTTCTTTTGCGGCAGATGAGATGATGAGGACCGCATTGTTCCGAAGGGCATTGAACTCCGTCCTTGCCTTCTCCCTCTTCTCCTTGCTCACATTCCCCGTGATGAAAAAGATTTGCAGGTCCTCGTTCCCGGGCCGGGATCGCAAGAGATCCGGGAGCTGATCTTCCAGGAAGGAGATGTTCAGTCCCGAATAAATCACGCTCTTGGTATCGGCCAGATTCGGCACACGACTGATCATGTGTGTGTCGCTCCGAACATAATCGTCATACTTGAGCTCATACTGGTCCGCCGGTATCCCCCCCAGCAGATATTCCACCTTGCCACTCAGTTCTTTCGTGAGGGCCGGTGCCGGTGTTTTTGCCTCTGTCGCAACGGCCAATGCACTGGTATTAGCACTAGTGGCACTCGCAGCAGCAATCGGTGATTTCTTAAAACCGATGCTCATGATCCTCTGTCGAGTAAAGGCCACGCTCTTTTTGGTGCCCTTTTCTTTCAGGAATCGTTTCAAAAAAGCTTTTTCGGGGGTGATCATCTCGTAAAAGATTTTGTAGGGCGGAAAATCGCCCGATCGCTTCTCGTAATCCAGCATGTTGCGCAGATTTTCAATCTCCCTGCGGGCCGTGGCGCTCTTGTTCTTTATCTCTTCATCCGAGGGCAGCTTCATAACCGGCGCCGACATAAAGGCCTTGACATCGGTCTTATTCGTCACCCTCAGATCAAACGGACTGGTCGTGAGTGTCGGGGTCCTGCTCAATTGATTCAGAATCAGGATCATCTGCAGCATGTTCTTTAGATCGTGGATGGTATTGCGGAAGGGGGTGCCGGTGAGGAAGAGCACCTTCTTGGCGATGTTGACGGTGGCCGTGAGCAAGAAGTAGGAGTCCTTCTTCATGATCCGGTGGCGGCGATTCGCGGTCACGATCGGAGGCGTGCCCTCTATACGGCTCAGGCGTGACGGTTTGGTCACCGTTATCACCGTCGTAATCTTCTTCGTCTTTTTACCAGTGATACTGACTGTTGCAAGCTTCGCCTTGATGGTCTTGCGCTCGAGGTAGGCGCTCTTGTAATTGTGCGACTCGTCCACAATCAGCATAAGGCGACGCTGATCAAAGGGCTCAAACGCGGACCGCTTGAACTTGTTCTTAAAGTCATAGATGGTCCCGGTGAATATGCGGGAGGCGAGTGGCGAACCGGGCACAAGAAAGGCTTCTTTTTCTTTTTCCCAGTTGGCCATCAGGGTCTTGGAGGCCACCACATAGACGATATTATTAATGTCCTTGCTAAGAAAATCGATCGCACACAATAATCCTGTGACGGTCTTGCCAGTCCCCATCTCGTGAAAGACAATGAGCGAAGAATTCGTATCCATAAAATCCAATACACGTCTCTGATAATCCTTAGGTTGACGGTTAGCATCAAATGCAAAGTTATCCTTGATTTTTTCATACACATTCTTACCAGAAGGTTGAACCTGAATCATCTTCTTTTTTATTTAACAAAAAAAAAAATCTTGCAATAAAACTAAAAATGGTTTTTATTTCCTATGGTATGGCGATGCAATTCGAAAGAGAAAATTATGAATTGACGACATCATCACCGTCCTCTTATGATGCAAATGGATTTCCAGAACAAGTTCAATTGTCAAATACAGGAATCATGTATATATTGTGGAATTATTCTGATATAACACTCTATAAATATACATATATGGAACAATTTAATCCAGGAACCACTACATGCACCGATGCATCAATGACCATTACATCGGATGTTGATACTGTTAATTATATGAAAAATCCACCTCTGAAAAATCTGGATTTAAATAGCGGCAATTCTACAGATGTGCCAAGAACGATCACAAAAAAAGATGGCTCCACAGCAACTCTAATCTCTATTTTCAACGATGAGATAATCCCTAAAATTACCTCTTGTGGAGGATTAACCTTTGTTATCCAGGAGTATTATTTGGGATATAAAGGATGAATCGTTATCCTTCCAGAAGGACGGTCAAATTCAGCTTCGAAAGATCGTTCAGCACCGAGGCCAGGTAGGGGCGGAGGACACCATTGATGCGCGCCGGTGAACCATCATAGGCCAATGGCCTGCCCGCAAGGATTCGGGCCATGTTAAGAAGAGTCAGGATGCCACAATTAGTGGCGCTGGCGCCCTGGTGAGGGATCTCACCGTAATAGTCCTCCACTGGATCATGGTCACCGATAGGGAGGAGCTCTAGATCGATGGGACTCTCGTCCTCAGACTCGATCGTGTCCATGAGATGAAAGGTGTCGGAAGGAGGATCGTAGACTAGAAGGAACCAGTGATTATGCTGATGCATAATCATCAGCACCTTGGAATAAATGGCATACTCCTCACGTGGAATGGTGTCCATGCCGACCGTGATGAATGAAGGGACGATATGGATCTTGTTGTTGCCGATCGCCTTCTGGATGGCATGCGCCAGGTAGTCCATCATGCGGTCCGTCAGACGTTGGCCGCGCGCCAGGCACTTCTCCTCGCCACGAGGAAACGGGATCGCACCATAGACCTGATTCATCATTTTTTTTTATCTGGAAATAAAAAAATCAAGAGTTAAAGGATATCATTTTATCATCTAATGATATCTGAAAAAAATCAATTTTGAAGTCTATGATGATTCGGAAAGTTTTATTTCAAATTCTTCATTGAGGTAGTAAGGGCTGCGGGAAACCAGTTTCAGATACTCGATTCAGAAGCTATAGACTAAAGAGAAAGACTTTGGAAAAGTTCTTTGGATCGATGACAAAGGTATGTCATGGATGTGATGAGAAACTATGTCCGATCTTGAAGATGAAAAGAGAGAAATAAGAGGATTACGATGGTGTGTAGTTCCACCAAGTGTATAATCTCGATTCGTCCTTAAAATTGATTCTTGTATCGGAAAATAGTGTGCAGTATAGATAATTTCTAATGAGTTTTTTTTTTTACAGAATCACAATATCAACAACAGGAATGGACAATCTCCTTGCCTATCTGGAACGCGCTATGAGGGACGAGAAGGATACCGCCGGTATGATGACGGCCCTCAAGAGCTCACCTTCCATCCTTGGCGACGAGGTCCTTATCGAGGACCATCGTGTTATTGATCATCTGCCCCGGAGCAAGGCCCAGGATGCGCTGATCGGACATCCATTGGTGGATCCTCAATCCGACATGGTGGATCACATCGTGACCTATGACGACGAGGAGTGCGCGTGGGTGACACGGGCACTGGAAGCGTTGGACGGCCTGACGGATGCCGAGGTGCGTGACGAGGCCAGGGTCCGGGAGGTCCTTCCCGAAATCAATCTCTACAACAAGATCGAGGGAGCGGGCTGGGATCCAAGGAAGCGTGACACCGTGATCCAGATCCGCTGCAAGAGGAGCCGGGCCAAGCCCAAGAGGCTCGTGCAGGCGCCTCTCTCCACTGTCCGGGACTCACTCGCCGTTCTTGTCCGCCATGTCGGCAAGCCCTTCCAAGGAGCGCATGTGACCACCACCGACGTCCAGCGCGTCTTGCCTTTTATGGACATGTGTGATGAGTTCATTCTGACAGCATGGGTGGGACCGATGGGTGGCAAGATCACCCAGAGCGGCACCGGCTTCCGCAGCAATCACTTCCCCGGAGGACCGAGCCCCGATCATGTCAATCGCATCTTAATCCGAAACCTCACCGGCCCGGCCCTCCACGACGCCTACACCGACTTTGTCAAGGCTTATTCTGCGACTACCGAAAATCCTACCGTCCCCATCCTCCTCCAGCTCCAGGATTTTGTCCTTTTGAATCGATAGAATATCACTTGGCGGCGACAGAGGCACACGGATAATTAGCTCCCAGCACAAAATTGAACCATGTAAAATCCTTGGGATGATCTTGTTTTTGTTTATTGGCATAGAGAAAGAAACCGATGATAAGGATTACAAGAAAGACAATCTCGGTGATAAAAATAGAAGAAGATAGGCCTTGGACTTTTTCTCCTTTTTGCTGATAATAATTACGATATTGACTAAGAAAGAAGATACTGAAAAGGGCCAGAAGGGCCGTCAGAAAAGATATATTGGTTTGTCTCATAAAGACAAGATAGATGAAAAAAACAAGGATCGCACTTCCCATAATCTTCACCGGAGAGGATGCCGTATTCGAGGTCAGATTGATGGTGAAATAGATGAGAATCAGCACCGCAAAATAACGAATCACCAGATTCTTCTTCATGATGGCCTGGACACCACAATACATGGTATCCGCCATAAAATTGTAGAGCATAGCAAGGAACAATAATAAGAGCCCCTTGGAGCAATCCGTTAATACCGGAGAATCTTGAATCATTTATTTATTTTTTGTGTAAAAAATAAATAGAATTTACATCAATGTTTATCAACAATCACAAATATAAAATAATCATGATGATTATTCAAAAATTAAATTAAAAAAAAAATTCTGGAGATAATAAAGTAAAATCATAAATTGTCAATGATAAAACTACAATCAAACCCTGGCACAAGCACGACAACACAATCAAAGTCTGGCATAAGCACGACAACACAAGCACAACCACAAGCACAACCACAAGCACAACCACAAGCACAAAAACAACCACAACCACAACCACAAAAACAACCACAAAAACAAGCAGCACATGAACAACAAGAATTTCAAGATGAGATGATTTTTTTGGCTGTTATATTTAGTATACTCTTATTATTTCTTGGTATTAATGTAGGTATCGCCTTTGCGATTATCCAGAAAAATAATTCAACATCAACCTTATCCAATGAGGAATTAAATGTTGTAAAATCTGATTGTTATTATGGTTTGTCTGGATGTGTTTCATATTTTGTGGGTATGATTATATGTTTTTATTTTTATCGGTATCCTCCTGTTCATAAACAAGGAGTTAAAATTTTCATCTATTGTATTATTGGGCTAACATTATTCCTCAATATCATAGTTCCCGTTTGTATTACAAGTTATAATTGGAGTAAAGTAAGCTACAATGATATTTTTACAAAAAGTAAAACATTAGTCGGAACTGGTCTTGCAAGGTATGCTTATTTATATAATGGATTTATGTGTTTTATTATTGCCATGTTTCTAATCTTCGTGGCTATCTCTTTTGTCAAGGGTGTCGCGGATGCTATGCCCAAGGTTAACGGTCCTAATATAATGTTAGTGTAAGTATATAAGTGATCGATTTATTTATTTCTTTTGTAAAAATAAATAAGAATGAAAAAGATAAGTTTTCCCACGGATGTGAAAGAGCCTACAAGGACGGGATCCTACCGCGAGCCTAAAAAGTCTCTGAAGGTGAGGACACCAGAACAGATAGCTGATCGGACTCGTGCGCACGCCGACAAGGAAAAGGCGATGCGAGCATTGGATAGTGTCTCTCTCTTCCAGTTTGGGCCGATCATGGAGGATGGTATGCATTATCCTCTGGAGATTGAATTACAGAGAGCGGCGATGCCACCATCGCTCCGCGTGGTCAAGGACGATCATGGATACGAGGTGTTGGAGGAGACGACAGAGGGTGGTAATGTTGTTCGCTATCGCATCTATACTCGTAAAACATCGGTGAATCCTACCAGTTCGGCGCTCTCTGGCCTCTCTCGTCTCCTTTCTTTTTATCGTGTTGGCAAGGACACACTCCACATCAATACACAGCATCCGGCGCTTGATGCCTATTTCAGCCGCTGGCGCAAGTATCTATGGGACGATAAGTATGATGTCCTTTATCGCATTGAGGACGGCAAGCCTCGACCAACAAACAAATCGGCCATCCCCTTTGGTGGAATGCGTTCTCTCTGGAGCATCCGAGACTACCTGATGAGACGATACGGCCTTTCCTACGAAGACGCGGATCGGCTAGCCCGAGAAATCAAGAGCCTTAAATGAATGTGATTGGCAGAAATATATACCAAAATCTTATTACCCACCCAATCAGACAAAATATGGTAGTTACACAGCCAATGAAAAGGAATAAAAAATTTTATTTATATGAATAAAATGTCGACAGATAAATATGGTTTACAAATTGAGGAATATTTAAATAATAGAGATAAAACTGTATACAGAGTGCATAGACTCTATGAAACAGGAAAAATGAAAGATAGAGATATCAATTATGGTTTTTTTTTAAATAAAGATGACGCAATGAATGCTATTCCTAAAATAGAAGAGATAGAACGGCAAGACGTAAAGCTTTTCGATTGTAATTATTTTACATTAAAAGATTATGGAACATTGAATACAAAGGCTGAAGCAGCGCGTCATACTGAAATTGTTAATCAATTATTATTAAAACATGGTGCAATAAAGGCAAATACTGTAAACAGTCGTCGGAAATTTAGTATATACAACGGAATACAAAAAAAAAGACAAAAAAGAAAAAGACAACAAACAGCACATAAATGCGGTTCTGATAGACAATCAGAACAAATAATGCACCCATCCCTCCTTCCGTTAGGATCAGCACAACACAAGGAAAGTGCATCCCTCCCCTCACCATCAGGACAATCAATGCACCCGTCCCTCCTTCCATTAGGATCAGCACAACACAAGGAAAGTGCATCCCTCCCCTCACCATCAGGACAATCAATGCACCCGTCCCTCCTTCCATTAGGATTAGCACAACACAAGGAAAGTGCATCCCTCCCCTCACCATCAGGACAATCAATGCACCCGTCCCTCCTTCCATTAGGATTAGCACAACACAAGGAAAGTGCTGCTTCCTATAAAAAGAGATGCGGGGAAGAATACAATGGTGCACCTGATCTTCCCCCATTTTCGACCATGCCTTCTATACCGACACAATCTGATAGACAACGACAAAAATTACAACAATTGTTTGAACAAATTGGTCATATGACTGGTGATTTCGATTTCGATCAGCATGATAGTGGAACGATTCGTTTAGAAGGTAATCTAAAAACTAAAAATAATACGGGATATATTGGAGTTTATCTGGGAGGAAAAAGAAAGAAGATCACATGGCGCATGAGATACAGAGATGATAGTGGAAATCTAAACGGTGGATATTATGATTTCCAAATACAAGCAGCTATAGCATATGATGCTGTAATAATTAATGAAATCATCGAAAAAGGAAAAAAAATATCAGTATTGCATTTGAATTTCAAACCTTCCGATGATGAAATTGAGGAATTACGAAAAAAAGGGATCAAGGTAATCAGGTATATATATGAACATATATAAAATGATTTAAAATGTGCAAAGAGATGGAAAGAAGAACGAGAATGACCATTACACAGCACAAGCAGATCCAGGCCTCGGTTCTTTTGTTGCCTGATCAGATGAGCACCGAATGGAGGAAGCATCTCACGGAAGGTGTTCAGAAAAGTCTGTTGGGGAAGTGTAGTTTTGAGCATGGCTATATCATTGACATACATAATGTAACAAAGATCCTGGATCATCAGATCGCGCGTTTGGACGGCAACGTCCGATTCCAGGTAGAGATCGATGCTACGGTTCTTCGTCCGAATGTTGGCGATAGGACGGACGCCGTCGTAGAGATGATTTTTCCCCACGGTATCTTTTGTTGCTATCGCAAGCTACGAATGATGCTGCCGCTCTCTAAATGCCCGAACTATTCGCTTCGACAGGATTTTTCTCAGATCTCCTTGGTGAATTCCACTACCAAAGCCACGATACGAAAGGGCGATACCATCCATATCATCGTCGAGGACGTCCGCTTTGAAAACGATCTTTACAGCTGCATCGTATCTCTCTCTCCCGATACGACAGTGGTTTAAGAACATGCTTCCTAGAAAGATAAATAAGAATGATGGATGATTCCGAGCGTGGCAAAATCTATTACATGAAAGAATTCAGGAATCACCTTGTGCAATTCCTGGACGAGTTGATCGAGCAGTTTCCTCGCGAATCCAATTTTGTGATTATGAGGATCTTTATCAAGGACCAGGTGCCGGTGACGGATGTCATCGGTCGTTTCATACGGGACATCCTGCCGTTCCGTGAGCAGGCCAAGAGCCGTGACGACAAGTTCTTTATTGAACATCAGCTTCTCTACATGTCCAGCAAGGATGTCCAGAATGTAGGCAAGGATAATGTGGACCATTTCACCAAGCTATGGCAGAGCGATGCCCTGGATGAGAATGATCGTGTGATCATCTGGGATTGGGTGGATATTTTTATGCAGTTTGGGCACAAGTATTTCACCCAATATGGCTATGTTCCTGGATGGGAGAAGAAGGCTTGAATGTCTCCATAATTTTTTATTATCTTGATCTCTTTTAGTAGTCCTCAAGTCGATGTATTCATTTACAGACCATCCTCATCGAGTTTGCATGACCTATATGTCTCATTGCAGACTCAGTTTATATCTGTCTTTCTTGTTTTTCAAGGCGGGTTCTCAAGCCTTGGTGCACGCCTTTTTCCCATTTTATTTTGCGGGTAGCAGCACATTGAATAATCAATATATTCAAAAGTTGATCAAGTCCAATAATTGTCCAAAAGAAGAAAAATGATTTTGTCTTTTCATATGCTCTGCAGCCATTTATTCATTTTTTTTTTTTT